CTTACAGGATCGCTGAAAAATGGAACATGAACATTAGACTCGCTTCTGAATCCATACATTCTCCACATATCATAGTCTACTGCTGTTGCCGTTGCTAAGAAATTTCCATTCGTCCCAATTCCATTGAAATTTAATGAATTTGGTGTATCAGTTATTCCTTGACCAAAAGGAAGACCAGTCACTTGAATAGAAGTAAAATCTGGCGGAGTGTCTTTTAAATTAAAGGATAGTATTTGATGATCACTAATTACATATCTTTTTGCAGACCCAGGACCAAGATCATCATATGTTTCATCCTCTATCATGTGCTCAATAATTTCTGGTATTTGAGACTCATTACTTAAAAATGGAAACAATGAAGCATCTGCACCATTATTTGTTGAATTTAATTCTACACCTTGATCTAAATTTCTAACAGAATTAGCTAAAGTAGCCAACATACTCTGTCGTGTAGATATTAATCCAGATATCTCATTGGTAATTTTTAATACATCTAATTGACTTGGATTATTAGATAAAGAATTACTAGAAAATAAATCTCTTAATGTTGGCTGAATTTGACCAGTTGCTATTTGTAATCTAGCCCGAATAGTTTCAATTGAACTTGGATCCGTTGGTAAAAATGCAGCAGATATTACATCAGTCTGTTTAATTATATCAAAATTTCTTACAGACTTTAACGCTCCATTTACACTGTTTTGAATTGATATTAACGCCTTTGTATCAACACTCTCTGTATTGTCAGGGTTCTTTTGAACTATAGCTGAATTTAAATCTTTAGCTTTACCAGTTTTTGGGTCCGTAATGAAAACAAATGACGCCCCTCCTAATCCAGTTAATCCAGCAGAACTTCCAGATAAGAAATTAATAATAGATATATCATTACCATAAGTCCCATATCCAAGAGCCATTGCACGAAGACGAATCTCATCCTCAATAACCTCTATATCTCCAGTCAAACTACCAACTTGATTAGAATATAAACTCTCTAAATATTTAGGAAATACCTGAATTCCATTTTGAAACCTATCACGCATCATATTATAATAAACAGAACTCGGCATCCTATTATATTGAGGCGCTCTAGCTTGTATGTGCCCTTGAGTATCTGCATATACTTCTAATCCTAATATATCTTTTATATTTTTAATTTGATCAAATATATCTTTATAATCACTGCTAAATAACTCCAAGCTACCTATTTTTTGCTCAAAAGCCTGAATGTCATAATCTTTATCATATGAATCATCTACTATAAAATAATTAGCATCTTTATTGGCTTTAACTTTCCATAATAATCTTCTAGTATATGTAGCATATTTCTTTCTCAATTCTTCCCTGCTAACCTTATTCTTATCACTAGTATTTGACCCCTGATTATTTACAGATGGGTCAAAAGAAGAATCATCTCCAAAAATCTTAATCTGCCCGCCCTTAATACCAAAATTACTTTGAAGACCAGTTGTTAATTGTTGCTTGGTATTGGCTATTTGCAAATCTAATTTACTAATTTGCACTATTAAATCTTTATTCGCTGTAATATTAGCAGATTCAGCAGCGGCATTTAAAATAGCAGAAGAACCTTGATTAAAACTAGAATTTAAGTTTGGATCAAAATTAAATATCTGAGGGCTCTGTAATCTACCTTTTATATTTACACTAGAGGCCAATCTATCAAATAATGTAGCTCTTTGTTGCAATAATGAATTCAAAGCATCATTCTGTTGATTTATTGTAATCTGACCACTAACCATAAAAGCATATGACGCATCTCCTAATACTAACTTCTTAAATGGTATAAAATTTCCCCAAGTCTGATTATTTTTACTTAAATCATCAATTAACCCACGATAAAATGATTTGGCAAAAGAACCACTAGAAAAATCCATATCACCAGATTCTTTAGCCCCCTTTATAAATGTATTAAAATTATAAGGAGTTCCAGAAATTAATAAAGATAATGCATTCATTACATCTTGATTAGAGAATGGATTTTGTCGCAATCTAACAGACTCTTCTGAAGTAGTAGGATCAGCTTGCCCATTTGTAAGATTAACATAGGACCCTATTCCCTCTTTCCATCTATATACAAATCCATGAGGAACAGCTATTATCTTTCTTAATACCTGCCCAGATGGCTCATATCCACTTCCATCTATAACACTAGCAAATGTCGCTATATCTCCTCTATTTGCCCCAGTAGGAAATGTATATAATCCCTTTGCTAATAATTGCACATTCTCATCTAATAATTTAGGAGTCTGACCAGCGTTGAATCCTGTCCCAACATCATAATCTATCTTAAATGGCGTCACAGGATCATATAATGCACCATTCCACACATCTATTGATGGAGTTAAATTAACCTTGCTCTTTCTAAAATATTCACTATTATCCTTACAAATAACCTTTAATGTATATTTCCCATTATTAGAATCATAATTATGAGTCGCATCTTCCACTACACCTTGAAATGTCTGTAATCCCGCCGCTTGTCGTGTAAAATCATTCTTCATCAAATCCCATAACCATGTAGGAAAATCAGAACCAACCGTCACGGCTTTCTCAATATCATTAGAAAATGTCACCCCACTACCAAATAATGATTTAATATTTGACATAGCCTGCCCAATATTCTTCGTCGCATTATTTATACTTGCTCCAATATTAAGACCAAATGGCTGTCCAATATTCGTAGATACTTTCTGATCTAATTGAGTCTTGCTGGTAATAAATACATGCACCACATCCATGCATTGAATAATTGGTCTACCAGAAAAATGTAATCTCATTTTGTTTCTTACATATGTCTGTTGAGAATTCCAATTCTTTATTTGAGATTTAGTAGAATCATTTAATGCCATTAGCTTATATGAATTCGTGACGATCTTTTTAAATGCCTCAAGCTCTGTAGAAGTTGTATATGTCCCAAATCCTTTTGCAGAACCTAACCCATTATTACCATTATTTAATCCATTCGGCCCCATTAAAGATGAATTAATTAACATGGCAGGGTCAACATCTACATTACTATCAAATCCCAAACTAGTAGACTTAAATGAAAATACTATCTCTTGACCATTCGATTCAAATACTGCCCTTAATTTTCTGCCAATTAAACTAGCGTCATTACCAATAAATGTAATTCCAGATGCCCCTCTTAATCTTCTCATTTGATTTAAATCTGCTTTATCTGCATCTAATACTGATTGTAATTGAGATTTAGAAAATGCAAAAAATCCATTTTGAGTAAACATATTAGCAGCATCACCTATGGCCTTATCAATATCACGATTAGATATTACCATAAGTTTATAAGGGTCCTCTATATCAAAACTACAACTTCCTCCACCAAAATCAACACTGGCTCCACAATTAATACTAGAAACTAAAGTTAATTCCATAACCCCAGTTCCCTCACCAATATCACTTATATATGTGGCATCCTTATCATCTAACCATGTAGTATTTTCAGCACAATCAGAAAAAGCTGTCAATTCTCTAATTAAATCAAATACTCCTTGCGTCTTTACTCCAATATTAACTCCAGCTTTGCCTAATTGATCCACAAATGATAATGCCTGAGGAATTATTGTAGTATTTAATGAACCAGTGTCTTTAGCAAATCTCTCTAATTTACAAAGCTTCTCATATGCTCCAATAACCTGACACTTATTTTGAAATAAAGTTTTAGCTGACCTTATAAATAACTTATCCTCATCATTCATAAAATCTGTTCTAAAATTTTCAGCCAATGTAGAAAACATTCTCTTCTTAACCAGAACTGTAATGTCCGGCTGCTGCATTAATATCTCAAGACCCCTGGGACGAACATTTCTTACAAACCCATCCTCTATGTAAGACCTTTGAGCGGACTTATCTATTTTATTAGAAAATGCCCCCAATGCTCCAAAAGGAACTCCATCTTTATCAAGACTGTCAACAGAATTATCTCCAGGCAATACAGCTTGACTAATTGAATCTCCTAGTAATTTACTCAAACTCATAATTTATATTCCCATCAACTTTGTATTTGCTGCATTTATTCCGCTAATTATTGTAGCCGCAGGAACACTATTGCCTTGAACATTATTTTTAGCAATGCCATTAAATGAATGAGGAGGACCGTATTTATCAGAATTACTTGGTCCATCTGTTGCACTACGATGCCAACCAAGATAATTTTCTCGCCAACCACGCCTTTGAGTGACTACAAACTCCATATCATAATCAAACAAACCTAATCTATCAGCCTTTTCCATTACATTAAAATTAGTAAAATATCCTCTATATACCCATCCAGAATAATACATCTCTACCGTAAATGCAAACTGGGCCAATGAAGGCATGGCTCTATTAGCAACAGAAATACTAGAATTGGTAGCATCCGAAACAAGATCTGCAATTGCTCCAGTCCATTGAATTGCCTTAACTGAAGAATTTTCTAATGATGAGTTTTTATATGTCTCCGCCTCAAAAGCTAATGCATAAGGATCAAATGCCAATTGCTCATTTCTATAAATATCCTCTAATACATTAATCCCTTCTATACCAGATGTTCCAGTTGTTCCAGCTATACTTATTTTAGTAAGCTCCTCTCCCCAATATTGAAGAACATATCCTCCCTTTGTCCTTTGTGAAGAAATATTCTTATTACTCTTATAAGAAATGCTATTAGGATTAATATACATCTGAACTATACCAGTTTCAGGAACCAACCAACGAATAAGATTTCTAGTTTCTATCGCAGGCCTATTACTAGCTAATGATGATTGCCTACTACCAGCACCAGATTGAGTTGGCTGATTCGGCGCCTGAAAACTCCCATTAGCAAGATTAGCCCCAGCATCAGCTAAAGTTCCAGCTACTGCACCTAATTCTGAACTACTAAATGGAAGAATAGACATAATTAACCTTTATTGCCATCATAAATACCAGTTATCACACTTCCTCTAGCACTCTCTGCATGATTGCTAACCGCATCATAAGCAGCATTAGAAGCTATTTCCTTAACATGCTTCTTCATATCCTCAGTATGCTTCTCATGACAAGATGGACATTCTACTATAAAATGTGCAACTGGCTCATTAGAAGTTTTTTTATCACCAGAAGATGTATTGTGCATTGCAGCTACTCTATTAGACCCAGATAATCCTTCTCTTGCAGATATTGGACCAG